ATAGCTTGTAATTTCAAGTTGGTATTCGTCAATGATATTATAATCAAACATTATAAATTAAAAATTTCTTTTATTTCTAATAATACAATATCTCCGGTAGAAAACATAGTATCTTCTAAATTAATACCGGCAGGATTTTGAATCTTAATAATCCAATTTAATGCCGGATATTCGAAATCCAATACCCATATACCATTATGTCCAAGATAGTGATTAGGAGATATAAATTCAGGTAAAACAACGCCCTGCTTTTTCCATGTCTCTATATAATCTTTGTTGTATTCTGGATAAAATTTTCCGGCATGAGTTAATCGACAATTTTCTAATTGATCTAAATCTATTTCGTCAAAGAATATTTTTTCAATTACTACATGTTTGTCATGCTCTTGATTGAAATCAGTTACTGCTTTGTTACGATGTATGATTTTAAACTGATGATCACCCTGATTGCAGTCTATATTAAGTTCTATTTCTCTTTGAACGTCACCTGAATAATATGTATATTCATCTACTAGTATATCAATTTGGGGTTTACCAAAAGTGTCATCAAAATCTAAGAGTACCTTAATTTTCATTATGCATTCCAAACTTCAACATTTTCTTTGTATTTGTCAATGATTATACGCAAATGATCATCGCCCTTCCATAACGGATAACCCAGACTCATCACGTATTCTTGTAATTTTACTCTTCTTCTAACTCGTTCTCTATAATCTAATTCTGGAGTTGTGGTACACATCCAGTATATTCCTTTAGGTTGCTCTTCTGCCAACCCTACTAAATTATATTTTTTATAATTTTTAAAAATATCTGTACCAGGTTCTATAGTAGCAGTCGTACCTAAATTAATACCAATAATATTGCCAGTGGCTACATACTTTTGTAATTTTGATAGCAACGCTATAGTCTCGTTAAAATCTTCCTCAGTCTCTCCAGGCAAGCCTGCAATCAGCATAAAATAAAATTTCATTTTAAATTGATTAATGCACTTGAGAGTGAACTCTAAATCTTTATTAGTAAATCCTTTTTTCATCACTTTACGCAAACGATCACTACCGGTTTCTACTCCAGTAACAAGAGTATTACCGCCAGCACGATAGAATTTTTCAAAATCTTGCTCATTAAATTGTTTTTCTGATCTTACAATCCAATACCCACTTAGTGTAAAGTGCCTATCGTTCAGATTATTTTCTTTATAATAGTCTAATATCTGATTGATAAATTTTTTAAAATCTTTTAGATTACCATTTATTAAATCATCATGAAAATAAAAATTTCTACAACCTGTTGACTCATAATAATAGATAATTTCTTTTGCTAGTTTATCCCCGTCTTTGCTACGATGCTTACCGTGCTCCGAACTCATTTCACAAAAACTACAACTTCTAACACATCCTCTACTGCTTTCTATAGGAAGTACGCCAGTGTCGTATCCGTTTTGATAATTGTCTACACTAAAATCACTAAAATCCATATATGGGGCGTCATCGATATTTTCTAGTATTGAATGTTGATTGTTGTTTAGCCCTGGTAATTTTCTTTCGCCTTTTAAAAATCTAGGAAAAGTTTTTTCAACTTCCCCCTTCATATAATAGTCAATCATTTTTTTGTTTAAGAGATCCTCTGCGTAATCTGTGTTTTTAGTCCAATGGCTGCTCATGTTTTGACTATTGACCAAACCTTGTCCGCCAATAATTATTTCTCCAGTAAATTTTTTTCTAAGTTGTAATAAAAAGTCAGTGACAAATTTTTGAGATTGCCAACTAAAAACACTGATAGCAATTAATCTAGGAGAGTATGCTAATACATCTTGAATACATTGCTTAATCCAATTATTATAAATTGTTTTAACATCTACAGACAATTCTTTGTTATATTGTACAAAGTATTCATCAATTGCTTTTGCTTCTTGTGTAAATTGATTTGTGAATTCTGTAAAAAAGATTTTGTTAATATCTATTATAATATTAGATTTGTTAACAGAATTGCAGAGAGTTTTAATCATAGCTACACCGGCACTGGGTCGGACAGGTGCTATTCTCGGCACGCTTAAAATAACTATATCTTTATTCATTTTAATTGCCTTGTATACTGCCACTGATTGCTAAAGCTGGTGCCACCATCGTCTATAGAGCAAGTGTCTTGACAAATTCTATGCGGCGAATTGCTCCAACTAGATGCCAATAAATTCCAATCTTGTAATAAATTTTGTGCTTGGTTGTCTAAAGTAAAGATTTCTGCACCAAACCAGCAACACGGTAATATTTTACCATTGGCTGATACATAAATGCTTTTTTCGTTTAATGCATGGCAACTAATTTGTTTGGAATTAACTACATTTGGTAGTGTGTATCCCTTTGGGGGATTTAAAAAACTTATATTATATGATTTAAATCGCTTACTTACTTTAGTTCTAAACCAACTAAACCCTAGATCAGCAGCCAAACTTTCTGCTTGTGCTATCTGATGTTGGTTATGCTCATAAATCAGCATGTCCCAATGAGCGGTACCGCCTGCACTAATAAAGGCCTGGGCGTTCTCTATTATTTTGGACCATACTGTATTTCTTCTATATATTGAATTTGTATCTTCCAATCCATCAATACTAAAAACAACATAATCGTAGGGATTTGAAAAAACACCACCAAGCTCTTGCCACCAACTAGTAGCCCTTATGCTACCATTGCTGTTCATACCTAAAACAATATTTGGGTTATGTTCTCTAAAATATTTATAGATCTCAATGGTATGAGCCCCGGCAGCCGGATCCCCAAAGTTACCGCACATAAACATTTTATCTAAATTTTTTATAAATGCTGGCTTAAACAATTCTTGGCAAACATCTAAGGTTAATTCAGACCGGTTTAGATGATCAATATATACCTCAGGATCTCCCCTGGCACATTGTGGGCAGTCAGCATTACATACTGTTGTGGGTTCTATATGTAAAACTTTTATATTCTTTAAATCAAACAATTTCTATATCCGTATTATAACTAGTAAAGCCATTCTCTTTAACCACGTGTAAAGTATTATGAACACGTCCGGCTAGTTCATCTTTGTGTGATACTAGCCAAATTGATTTGTTAGCATCACGACTCATCTTTTTAAGTATGCCCAAACTGTTCTCAACTCCGCTAGAGTCCATGCCCGAATCAATAAGCTCGTCAATGAACAACAAGTTAATGGGCTGGTATAGGCTTTCCCACACATCACGGAAACTCCAACTCAGTGATAGAATCAGTCGATTACGCTCGCCCCTTGACAAATTATCAAAATCCAGTTCTCGTCCCAGCTCACTAATGGCCACAGTCAAATCATTGTTAAATTTAACAGTATGAGGCAAGCCTATACGATCCAAGTATTGTCCCAAACGTGCATTTAGGTAGCTTAAATTTTGATCAATAATACGTTTACGTATAAAACTGTCTTTGTTGGTTAGTAGCTTATGTAAAAACTCTTGATGTTGTCGGACACGGTCAAATTCATTCATAACGCCATAATCAATTTCTTCCAGAGCTTGTTCGCTCATGTCTCGAATCTGTTCAGCATAAGGATCAGTTTCCTCTTGTTTGGCAGTTAACTGTGCTAGAATACTGCCCATGCTACTACGATGTTCGAAAGCATCTGCTTCACTGGTATAATATACTTGTGGTTTATCGCCTAACTCGCCTAATGCTTTTAACGCTTCAGTATTTTCTAACCACTGTGTATGTGCTGCAAGTGCATTGAGTGCTGTGTCGCCAATTTGCTTCTGCTTGTCCTCAAGCATTTGTTCATGATTGTCGTCGTGTAGGTCTTGACCGCAGGCATGGCACTGATGATTTTGTAATGCCTCCAATTCAGCTCTTAGACGAGCCAACACTTTGTCTTCTCGAGCTTGATCACGTTCGTTTTGTGTAATGTAGCCTCGGATACGTTCTATTTCACTTTTCTTTTTTGTGTACTCATTTAACTTTTGATGCGCCACTAGCTCTGCTTCAATATCTAAAGCATTAAGCTCGTCAAATGATGCCAACAACTTGTCTAAATCTTCTTCCCGTTTTCTAAGCCAAAGTGTTTGCCTACGCTTTAAATTTTCTATTTGTTCTTGTATACGTGCATTGGCATCTGTGACAGCTTTGATCCTATACTCCTCTTGAGTGATAGCATCTTTTGTGGCTTTGATTTGTTCCTTGAGCAATTCTGCTTTTTCACTTAATAGTGTGATACCCAACAACTGCTCGATGATGGTTCTTTGATCGTTGGCTTTTAGAGATAAGAATGGTTCAGTGTAAGTATTCAGCGCCACAATGTGTTTGAACATATCATGACTCATGCCCAGCATGCGCTCTATCTCGGTTTGTGTTTCTCGGCTATCGCCCTGCGCTTCATCTGTGATTTCTCGTTCGGTGTCGTTGACCCAAAACTTCATTACGTTGGGCTTACGTCCTCGTTCGATACGATAGTTTTGCCCATCCTTTTCAAAATCAATGGTAACCATCATACCTTTGGTATTGGTTTTATTGATCAAATTGTCTTTCTTGATATTGGTAAGTGCATTGCCGTAGAGCGCATAGCTCAATGCATTAATAATAGTAGTCTTACCAGTGCCGTTACGTGCACCTGAATCGTCGCCGCCCAAGTCCAAGTTCTCGCCCAGTACCAGTGTTAAATCATTACGGTCAAAGCTAACCGCTTGGGTGGTATTGCCTACGCTCATAAAATTGCGTACTGTTAAATCTTTTATTTTGAACATAAATGGTTATAAATTAAATCTGCAACATAATTGTGGCCGGCTTCTAAGATATGACCGCCGGGGCCACAAGGAAATTTTTCACACAATTGTTTGATATAAAAATTGTTCCAACCATAAAAATTATTTTTGTTTATTAGACTACTATAATACTGTATTTCTTGATATTCTGCAAGTATTTGTTCATCATCCATGATATTAAAATTTATTAGTGCTTTGGTAGATTCTATAAAAGTATCTTTAGTACTTAACCAACTAGACATGTTATTGTGCATAGTATTAATCATTAGATACGGTTTTTTAATAATTGATTGTAATTGAATAATTTGTTGAAGCCACAATTTAAAAGCGTATAATTCGTTATACCATACCTTGTATAAAGTCTTACCCCATTCTTGATAGAATGGTTCTTTATCATATATGCTATTTTTCAGTTGTGGGTTGAAATTTATTTCAAAATTATTATCTGATTTGTAAAAAGTAAATCTTGTATCAGTTGTCCACGCAATAATATACAAATCAAAATTATCTTTGGTATGTTTAATAGTGCGATAAACTGTTCTATAATTTGTGCCCCCACTTATAGCATCGTTTACAATTTCTGTATTCAATTTGTTAGCTAATAATTGTGGCCATGCAGAATTTGTTGATTGCAACTCGTCACCATAGGTGTATGAACATCCATTGACATAAATTCTCATAAATTTCTATACAAATCGAGTAGCAAGTTGGGATCGTATTGCTTGCTGTCTATAGTAGTAAGTTGACTATAGACAATTTGATCTACACTTTCAAATTCAATATTACCTTGTATTTGGTATTCAGTCAACTCGGTTACCTTAGCGGGAATCAGGGTAATTTCTCTTAAATGGTAAGTATTGATAAATGTTTCTTTGATAAAAGTTGCTTCTTCGTAACTGATATCCACATCTAAATTTACTCGAACATGCATTCCGGGTCGCAACATAGATTCTGTATGTGTTAGTACATCACTCAAATTAAATACACGATAACGTGGTTGGTTGGGCCATGCATGATACTCGGGTTCCTTGCCCCATTCTAGTATGGTAAGGCCGCGATCGTCGTCGCCAGCATCGGCGTAGTTGTGCGGAAAGCAATTCCCGATATAGGTTATATTTCGTTGTGTTTGACGTTTGTGAAAGTGTCCGGTAAACACATGATCAAAGTTGCTGAAGTGTTCGCGTTTAATATCTCCATGGCTTTCTGGTAATGCAATCATAGCATTCATTAAATATCCCGGCAGTTCAAAGTGCCCAAACATGTATCGGCCTTTTAATTTTGGAATTTTTTTGTAATCGTCACCAATAAGCCACGGAGCAAATACTACATCCCCGGTTGACATAAATCCATCAATAATCACAACATTTTCTAGATGTTTTGCCCACGCAACAGAATTAACATCTCTTTTATCCCGATAATACAAATCGTGATTGCCTGGAATCACAAATACCTGCTTAAAATTCTTACTAAGGTGTTCTAAGCATTGCAATGAATAGTTAAGACTTATTATATTAATACTAGCACGATTGTTATGCCAATCGCCGGTCATGATGGCAGTTTCGCACCCCTCCTCGAGAGCTTTAGCGGTCATCCACTTGATAAAATTCCAACAATCTTCGTTGTGTAAAATACTGTTGCTCTTGAGCCCGATATGGAGATCGGTAAAGACTGCTGCCTTTTTAAATAAATTAGTCATTTTATTATTTTAACACAAGTTGTTGTGAGATAGCAAATTACAATTTGCCAAATTATTTCTTAATAATATAATAAGTGTCTGGTTGAGTCTTGACTCTATAAGATATAACATTATGCCCAAGGCCTAGTTCTCGTTCGGCTTCGGACATAGAATTAAAAACCCCATATGGAGTCATTACTTTTCTGCCTGCATTTTTACGAGCCTCGGACCAAGGCCGGTTAGTTCTATTCTTTTTTGCAACCGCTGACCATTCTGCTGATTTTGGCTTTCCTTTTAAACTATTAGAGATATTTTTACATCTCTCTTCAGAAAAAGGACCAGTGCGTTTCCCTTTCTTTTTTAAACTCATTATTTCTAATGTTTCTTTAGAATGCTTTTTATTATAAAAAGGATTTCCTTCGCCAACACATTTTCCAGTCCTACTAATAGATATCTTTTTTCGAGTCTCAATAGACGCAGCAGTTAAGCCATCTCCGCCATCGGTTTTATTATGCAATATACCAGTACCAATATCCTTTCGTCCATACCAACGAATATATCTTCGTTCAATTGCTAGCGATCCAAGTTCGGATAACCCAGTTTCTAAGAAAACAATTCGTGATTTATGTTTTGGTGGACGATGTGTGACATGATCGTCATATGCTCGGTTACCTTTACCTTTGCCGATATAGTACGGGGTTCCGTTTTTTCTCAAATAAGCATAGACATAGTAGTGTAAATACATTTGCTGGTACTCCTATAAAGTATTAGAGTAGTTGGGGAGTGGACGCCCGCGAACTACACTTATATTTATACTATTCGTCTGATTCGTGCCCCCCTCCACCACTATATCCACTACTCATGCCCTGACGAGTGTAAGAGGGATTAAGACCCGACATCTCTAATATGTCGTCGCGTATGTTTTGATTGCGTTTTTCAATGTTCAGCACTCGAGTAAATGAGTTAGTAACTGCGGCTGTGTAATAAGCGAACGGATTGGCCGATTTTGATTCATCAAAGCGTAATCCTATATAAGTCAGTTGTAGCAGTGCTTGGCTACGCATCTCATCGTTGTAAGTATATCCGCGCCAATTGCTACGTGTTGCATAGCGTTCACACAGTTTCATAAACATATGGGCCAGTTTCTTGGTCATATTACCGTGCATTTTGCCAAACTCGCCAGTTTCTAAATCGCCCTGCCAGTGACTCTTGCCCACTAGCACAGGCTTGCCGGCTTCGTCCACTTTGAAATGCTGAAAGGGTGGAAAATTTACTTTGACATATTTGGTGTGTGTCAAATCCATTTCATCGTATTCGGTTAACAAAGGATCTTCATCGTCCTCAATTTCCAAGGCAGTCATACGTGCTTTTTTGGTTTTGGCATCGTCGACCGGAATATGATCCCAGGTCATTACTCTAAACACCACATCTGTAGTTGCAATGTCCTTGAGTTTGATCTCAAACTCGTCCAATTTGCGTTTAACACCATCGGTTGTAGCAGCCTCGTGTGCTAGTTTAGCTAGTCGTTCGGCACGTAATTTTCTAGCTTCCAAGATGTTCTTTTTGTTTATTTTTCCGATTTCGGGCAGTATCATGTCGTAATCAGCGTATTCGGGTCGAGTATAACTGCAATATGTTGTCTTGCTTTTGTGTATCTCTTTTAGTATGTCTTTGTTGTTGAGGTAATTATGTTTCACCTTTGCTTCCTTATTAGTTAGCATATACTAACATATTTATTGTGCACGAGTCAACCTTTTTATAATAGTAGCAGTTTATTTTATCCATAAATATAGATATACAAGGATAATTTGCTATGCCATTACAAGGATCAATTGGAATACAAGACTCAGCTGGGCTCACACCCAAGGGCGGATTGCTAGATACAGCATTGAACATTGTTGATCCTGCTGGAATTAGAAAACAGATTTCGGGCCTGTTTGATGGCGGCATCAGCGGATTCTTCCCGTTAAACAAGACTCCAACAAAGAACATTGTAAATGCCAAAGATCCAAAAAATCCCAACAAACAAGATTGGCGTGTAAGAATCAGTTTGCCACCGGCCAGCAAGATTTTTTACAATGACAAATCAAATACATTTTTAAACATTTTAAAAAGAACTGGCGGTGTGATATTCCCCTATACTCCCAGCATCACAGTCACACACAATGCACGTTATCAAGAACAAGCATTGACACACAGCAACTATAAAAATTACTTTTATGACGGATCAGATGTGGGACCAATCACCATCACTGGCGACTTCACCGTGCAAAACACCGATGAGGCCTTGTATCTGCTATCAACCATTTACTTTTTTAGAAGTTGTACCAAGATGTTTTTTGGATCAGATCCACAAGCAGGTAATCCGCCCCCGGTGGTTTATCTAGACGGTTACGGAGATTTTTACTTTCCACACGTGACCTGTATAGTCACCAGTTTTCAGCACACCATGCCTGCTGACTGTGACTATTTGGAATTCAAATATTCTTCGGCCTTGGGCGGAGCGCAAACCATTTACGAAAACAATGGGTCCGCAAGTTCAACTGCACAAAACGTAGCACGACTGCCAACTACCAGTCAGATCACAGTCACAGTTCAACCCATATACAGTCGTAGCAAAATACACAACAGTATGAATCTCAATGCATTCAGCAAAGGCAAACTGTTGTCTGGTAACGGAGGATTCTTATAATGGCCGCAGTTGTTTACAACAAAAGCAGCCCTTATGCGAAAACCAACACATTTGGCAACGGGCAATTTTTAGATTTATTGGTTTATCCCACTATTGAAAAACAAGCCGATGATGTGTTATTCACCATAAACAGCATCTATCAATATCGACCTGATTTATTGGCCAATGACCTGTATAGTGACAGTGCATTGTGGTGGGTGTTTCGCGCACGTAACCCCAACACCTTAGACGATCCCATATTTGATTTTCAAGCTGGTGTAACAATTTATCTTCCTAAAAAAACCACAATATCAACTAGTCTAGGTATTTAACGATGCCATTAACCCAAGCACAACGAGCACAGGTACAAGCAGATAAAGCACAAGCTCAAGCGGCTGGCACCGCTGGTGATGCTGTAGCACCATCAAAAAATCTTGCTACACAAAATACTGGAACTGATAGCGGCGGCACTAAAATAGACAGTGGGTCATTTGACGGGGGAACTGGCGACGGATGGGAAGATAGTTCAAGTCCGGTACCAACCCCAACTAAAAAAAGCAATGCTGAAATTTCAGATGATGCATTGTCTCAAGCAGCAATAGATCCCATAGAACTTGGCGGAGTTGACCAGACTCGAGTGGTAACCCCCAACCCCTTGAGTGAGTTTGCTTCGTACACTTATAATATAAATCTCCACGCACTCACTGCTGCTGACTATAAAAACATGGTGGAAAATCCCGATAATTTTGTGCCCACCAGAAACATCATCAGCGGAGCCAACCGATATAACAAACCTTATACGCCCAACGGTGTTGGTACTCAACGGTCAACGGTGTTTACAGATGATTTTTACTTTGACGGCTTGTCCATGACCACAGTAATTGGCCTCAATGCCGAAACACGGTCAACCAACAGTGTAGAAATAAAATTTACTATTATCGAGCCCTATGGCATGACCTTGATGAATCGATTGCTAGACCTCAATCGTGACGAACTAGATGGTGCAAACTATTTAGAAACTCCATACCTGTTGGAAATAAACTTTTTTGGTTATGATGACGAGGGCAACCAAATTACAATGACAGAACAACGAAAGTGGATCTGTATCAAACTCATCAACATACAAATACGTGCCACCGGCAAAGGTTCAGAGTATGCAGTACAAGCAGTGCCGTTCAACTACCAAGGTAATTTTGCTTCTACTCAAGTGCTCAAAAGCAATTTCAATGTCACCGCTGGCACTGTGTCTGACTATTTTTTCAACGACATCACTGCCGAACAAGTTTCTGCAGTTGATACTTTTAGAGAGCAGGCTGCAAACGCAGATGCCAACAACAAACAACGACAACAATTTAATTCCAAGTATCAAAGCGATGATGAACAAATGGCAGCCATGCAACGCGGGGAAGCACCGCCAGCACCGCCACCAGCACCAAGCACGATAACTACAAAAAGTTTGCCCGGAGCGTACAATGTTTGGAATGCACGTGAATTGGCCAACGGCAATGTTGGTGTAGTTGACGTAATAAGATTCAATATTGATCCTGACATTGCCAGTGCAAAAATTGTAGATCCGCAAAAGACCACGGTGCGCGATGTTCCGGCAACAGGTGTCAATACCACAAGCAAGGCCAACAGCACCAGTAACACAGGACCACAAGCAGTGGGCCCAGATTTAACACAAACAGTGCACAACCTCAATGCTGGTACACAAATACTGGCCATTATTGACATGGTGATGCTGAACAGTGACTACATTTTGAATCAATTGAACGATCCTGCAATACAGGCCAAACTCAAACCCGGGCAAAAGCTATCAGCACAAAAAGCCAGTGACTTGCTTAAAGGCCAGCCTGTGAACTGGTATCGAGTTGTGCCACAAGTGGAGCTCACCAACTTTGATCGAGTAAGAAACAAATGGGGTAAAATAGTAACTTACAACATTCAAAAATACACTTATCACAACAGTAGACATCCTGCAGCCGATATAAGTTTACCGCCAAAGCCAGTAAAAGATTATCAATACATCTACACTGGACAAAATACTGAAGTCATCAATTTTGACATCAACTTCAATGCACTGTTTTTTACTGCTATACAAGTAAACAAAGCCAGCACTACTGCAACCAATATATCCAAGACTGTTGACGACAATGCCAAGAATCCTGATGCGGGCTCGGGCATAACAAAAAGCAGTACCGGTATACAACCCGTAATATCTGAAGTTGTCTCACATGATGACAGTCTCACTGCCGGGCAAATGCAAACTAGATCTGACACTCAAAATGCAGCAGCCTTGGCCAAAGACATTTACACCAGTGCCGGTGCCGACATGATAAATTTAAAACTAGATATCTTGGGAGATCCGCAGTTTATCAAGCAAGATGATATACAGTACAATCCAATGGTGTTGGGATTAAATTACAACGAGCAATTTGTGCCCAGTGGCACACAAGGCAGTTTGGCCATGGACAACGGTGAAATTTTTTGCACAGTCACTTTTAAAACTCCCGTGGATTTTGATGATGATACCGGTCTATTACGCACCGACGGCCCTTACAAGGTCAGCTACTTCAGCGGATACTATAAGATACTCACAGTCGAAAGCGAGTTCAAGGGCGGAAAATTCACGCAAAAACTAAACACAGTTAGATATGCTAACCAACCCGAAATTACTGGACTGCCCGCAACTGGCTGGGACAATGTGGTTGATGTGGAAAGAACTGCGGATGCAGCACAAACTGATAAAACAAATAACCCGGCAATATCCACAAACAATATTCAAAAGTCGGCCAATTTTGTTGGCCCACCACAAACAAGCACATCCTTGCCATTTGCCGACGGAGATGCAAATGTCCCCTCAGCACCAATTAACAATCCCAATGACTTGATTGACCCGTATGAACAAGTGCCGGCAGAATGGCCCGGCACACCATCATTATCAAGTATAGCAAAAGAAGCACCCACTGTGCCAATTGGAACTGGAGCAAATGCTCAAGGCGAACCAATAGTATTAGCCGGAGCTCCGGGTTAAAAGGAATAAACAATGGCATACTCAGACAACATAGTTGGTAAGAAAGTACCAAAAAACTTTAATCGAGACGCAGTAGCCGGCGTCAAAAACGACACTGGTATCTATATTGGCATAGTCAAAGACAACCTTTCGCCAGCACGTGATGGTAGACTACGTGTATGGATTCCTGACTTTGGCAGTGACGAAAATGACGATCAAAACTGGCGCAAGGTAAACTATGCCAGTCCTTATTTTGGCAACACATACCGTCAAGACAAAACACAAAACAACTCGTTTGGTGACGTTCCGCACACATACGGTATGTGGATGGTGCCACCAGATCTTGGCAACCAAGTGTTGTGTTGCTTTGTAAACGGACAACCTGATCGCGGATTTTGGTTTGCTTGTACCAGTCAAGGACTAAGCCAACACATGGTACCAGCCCTGGGCGCTGGCAATGTTGTTGACAATGCCACGGTGGATCCCAGTATAAAGGCCAGCGTTTTAACCAACAGTACCACTCCGCAGTACTTGCCAGTGGCCGAGTTCAATGAAAACATACAGGGCGACTTTACTGGTAGTTTTTACAACAACGCCAAACCAGTGCACGGTATACAAGCAAATATTTTATTCATGCAGGGCCTGGATCGAGACAAAACTCGCGGAGCTATAAGTAGCAACAGCCAACGCGAGACTCCCAGTTATGTGTTTGGTATCAGCACACCAGGCAGACCTTTAGGAAAAGATCCTGCAGATGATCCTGGCTATTTGGACAAAGTCAACAGTGGCACAATTCCTCAAGACCAATACTCTGTACCCACACGCAAAGGTGGACACACATTTGTCATGGACGACGGTGATGTCAATGGCGTAGATCAGCTGATACGTTTGCGTACAGCTAGCGGGCATCAACTGTTGATGAGCGATGATCAAAGCACTATATATGTCTCGCACAAAAACGGCACAACCTGGGTTGAAATCAGTGACAGTGGCGTCAACTTGTACACCAAAGGCGATTTCAGTGTACGTAGTGAGGGCGACATGAATCTGCACAGTGACGGCGACATCAACATGCAGGCTGTGGGCAGTGTCAATATAGACAGTGGCGTCGCACACACCATGACCAGTCCGCAGATCAAAATTGGTGGAGCTGAAAGCACCGTGATCTATGGTGCCAAAATGAGCATGGGTGGTGGCGAGATCATTGTCAGTAGTGATGGTAAACTGAGCATGAGCTCGGCGGCAGCAATGAAGATAAATGGTAGTACCATTGACATCAATGGCGGCGGTGGAGGTAGCAGTATCCCTAACCCCACAATAAAGAAGGCACAACATGCTGATACCACCTATGATGGACAAGCGACCAAATTATGGAGTGGTGTTCCTGGAGCAACTGACAGTGTGGTCAAAGTATTACCCAGTCACGAGCCCTGGACTAGAACACAACCAGCAGTGCCACTCACCAAAGAAGTCGGCAACAACATTTGTGCACCCAAATCTGGTACAACTCCAGTATACACATTACCGCCGCCCAACAACAACAAGCTGGATCATGGCAAAGTCAAGGGACAACCTGTGCCATGGAGCACAGATACTACGTTCTTGGACAAAGTTAAATCAGTTGCCGCTTCATTAAATGCCAATTACATAGACATGCTGGCATTCATGTACAATGAATCTATAGGCACATTTGATCCAGCTATTCAAGGACCGCAACTGAAACAAGGTAGACCTGTGGGACTAATACAATTTTTGCCAGCAACTGCAATAGGATTAAAAACCACTGTTGAGGCACTGGCAGAATTGAGTCGAGTGGATCAAATGGACTGGGTTTTGAATTATTACAACTACTTCAAGTTCACCACCAAAGCACCAACTCCAAAACTGCAAGATTTATATTTGTGTGTGTTTTGGCCCAATGCAGTGGGCAAGCCCGATGACTATATAATTGCTCAGCCCAATAGCGATGTGGCACAAGCCAATAGAGGATTGCAAGCTGCAGATGGCAGCATCACCTGTGCCAGCGTGGGTGCAGCAGCAGCCAAAAATCTACCCTTGGTACAACAGGCGCTGGCCAACGCAGGCGCTGCACCAGCACAAAGCGGAACATTGAGTAGTGGCAATGGCAGTACCATTACTGACGGATCGGGCAATCCAGTAAGAACTGGCACAACCAGCACCAGTGGCAACATGACTGATCTTGGCATAACTGCTGCCGCAGGGGAAAAAGTAGCGTTGCCCACATGCCCTGCAGAGTTTTTGGCAAAAACCACAACTTACAGTCCCACTGGCGGAGTTGGTACCAACTCGCCCAAGTTCACACAACTGCAAGTGAAGGCCATGATGGCAGAATTGGGTTACTACGAAAGTCAATTCAATTACAGTCTAATCAACGTTGATAGAATTGGAAAGTACCAAGTTGATGCGCCATATCTTGCCAACGTTGGTTATATCAAACCCGACGCCATCAAGCAATACGGAGAAAGTGCATTGTCAAAAGGCGAAAGCTGGACTGGCAAAGATGGCATACAAAGCCAAGAAGATTTTTTTGCCAGTGCAACAATTCAAGATCAAATTCAATTCAATGAATTCACAAACAATTATGCGGCACTAGTGGCCAATGGCGGAATTATGACCACAGATGACATCTGTACAGCAGCCGGTATGTTGTTTGTGGCACATCAATTCCGTAGCGCAGATCAAGCACTAAAATGGCGCCAGCAAGGCACATTGATTGATGCCCTGGGCAGAAACGGAGTTGAGTATTTCAATCAAGGACGTTATGCAATTGATGTACTATCGGCCGGAGGCGGAGCGGTCAATCCCGAGATCGCAAGCAGTGCCAGCGGCCCTGGCGGAGCTAATACTAGCGGTATTAATCCCGATGATGTGTTTGTATTTGCCAACTCAGGGTCAGGAACTCGCAGCAATTTTGATCAACTAAACGGTACATTTAAAAACGCTATATTGCAAATGGCTCGAGACTTTAAACTGGTCAAGGGCAGCAAGATCACAATCAATAGTGCATATCGTAGTCCAGCAGATCAAGATGCAATATATCAACGTTGGTTAGCAGCCGGAGGCGGACCCAATATGCCCACTGCGGGCGGAATCACAACTCCTGCCAAGCCCGTAAGCCTAGGCGGCAAAGGTAGTCCGCACAACGAGGGTGTGGCCATTGACAGCGGACAATGTCCATTGATAGCCAGCACAGTGAATTTAGCACAATATGGACTGCGCTGGGGCGGCACATTTGGTAAACCCGATGCGGTACACATTCAGATGTCAAATGCAACGCAATAAATACTAGACTATGACTACATTCTACCGAGGCTTCAGCACAATAAATAGGGCTAAAAAATTCCGCGCTACGGATGTTGATTTGGTCAAACAAGACTTGATCAATCATTTCAGCATCCGTAAAGGTGAAAAACTCATGCAACCAAATTTTGGCAGCATAATTTGGAGCGTGTTGTTTGAGCCCTTGGATGATACTACAACGCAACTGATAATTGATGACGTTGAGCGCATTGTGGGCTACGATCCCAGAATGTCCTTGGACAATATTGAAGTGGTCACACAAGATAACGGGATACAAATAGCGTTAGACATGACGTATATTCCAGAAAATCAAGCCACCTCACTGACGCTACAGTTCAATCAAGACAGTAAATCACTCACCACATCCGGCCTGTATTAATAAACTACATAGTTTATTTTTGCAATAAATATAAAATAATGGGTAAATTCGGATGTCTATAACTACACGTCAAACAAATCTTTTGGTCAATCAAGATTGGACCACACTTTATCAGACTTTTAAACAAGCTGATTTTCAGAGCTATGACTTTGAAACATTGCGTAAAGCAATGATTGACTATCTTCAAACCTACTATCCTGAAGACTTCAATGACTTTACTGAGAGCAGTGAATACATTGCTCTAATAGATTTAATTGCGTTTTTGGGACAGAGTTTGGCGTTTAGAACCGATTTAAATGCACGTGAAAACTTTTTTGACACCGCCGAACGCAGAGACAGTATCTTAAAACTGGCACGACTAATCAGCTACAATCCCAGCAGACACATCAATGCCAGCGGACAGTTAAAAATTGACAGTGTGAGTACTACAGAGAGTGTGTTTGACAGCAACGGCTTAAATCTCAGCAATTTGTTGATCAACTGGAACGACACTGCTAACCCAGACTGGCAAGAACAATTGACCACGGTGTTGAATGCTGCTTTAATAAACAATCAACAAATTGGAACTCCGGGCAATACCAACACCATCAACGGAGTTGAAACTAGTGAGTACAGCATCAATTTGCCCGCAGGAGTCATTCCCCGTGTCAGTTTTAATGCTATTGTGGAAAACAGTCAAACACCTTTTGAAGCTATTAGTGCAACCACAGTGGGGCAAGCCGGCATCTATGAGCCAGCGCCAATTCCCAACGGAAAATTCAATATCCTATATCGTAACGACAACTTGGGCAACGGCAGCAACAACACAGGATTTTTCATCTATTTCAAGCAGGGGCAACTGTCCACACAAGATTTTAATCTACAACAAAGCCTGCCCAATCGTGTGATAAATGTAAACTACAACAACATCAACAACAACGATGTTTGGTTGTATCAATTGGATGTTAAAGGCAGTCCCACTACTGCCTGGAGCGCAGTTCCTGCAGTGGCTGGCATCAACGTGATTTACAATCAAAGCACCAATAGAAATCTATATCAAGTCAACAGTCAAACCAATGACCAAATTGCTTTAGTATTTGGTGATGGCAGCTTTGCTAATTTGCCACAGGGTGTGTTTAGACTGTATTACAGAACCAGTAACGGATTACAATACAAAATAACTCCTAGCGAGATGCAAAGTGTTGTGATACCCATCAATTACATCAGTAGAAACAACACAGTAGAAACTTTAAAAATTACAGCCAGTCTGTATTACACAGTTAGTAATGCACAAACACGTGAACTGATAAATGACATTCGTGCTCGTGCACCAGCACAGTACTACACACAAAATCGCATGATCACGGGCGAAGACTACAATCTTTTCCCGTACACCAACTTCAGCAGCATACTAAAAGTCAAAGCAGTAAACCGCACCAGTAGCGGTGTAAGTAGATATTTAGATGTACTAGATGTCACTGGCAGCTATTCAAGCACAAACATATTCTGCAATGACGGATGGTTGTATCAGCAAGCGCCAGTAAATACTACACAGTTCAGTTTTACCACTGCAAATGACTTGTACGAGGTGTTGTACAACACTGCAATACCATTATTGAGCAGCAAAGATGTGTTGCATTTTTACTATGCAAACTTTCCGCGATTCACACCTACAAACACCTATTGGTACTTGCAATCAAATAGCAGTAACAGCAGTCAAGGTTACTTTGTAAACAGTTCCAACACGATTTACCAAATTGGACTTGGTGTTAGTAGCAATTTACAATATATCACAACCGGCGCACTGTTGAGATTTGATGCAGGTGCAGGAAAATATTTTGATGCACAAAACAACATTCAAATTGGCACACCGCAGTATCCGGGACAAAACAACTATCTTTGGGCTAAAGTAGTAATGGCCAATACGGGTATGCCAGTGCAATTGAGCAAGAACATTCCCAGTGGTGCGGTACTTGACACTATTATTCCAGTATTTAAAAACGATTTACCAGGGGCTGCTTTTAATGCTGCTGTAATAAATCTACTGCAAAGCTATCAAAACATTGGCTTGAGTTATAATGTTAACACACAAAGTTGGCAAATTATACAACCAAAAGACTTAAATCTTGGCCCGTTTAGTTTGGCCAATCAGGGCGACACCAGCGGCATGGGTCTGGATGCAAGCTGGCTCTTGGCATTTACCTACAACGGAATAAGCTATAATCTCGCACATCGTGGCTTGCAATATGTTTTCCAAAGTGCTGGAGAAACACGTTTTTACTTTGATCCCGAAGTCAAAGTATATGACAGTAAAACTGGTATAACCATTACTGACCAAGTTGTGGTGCTGAAAACCAATAGCCAGCCTGACTCGGCTGCTCCATTGGCGTTTGATCAAACTTGGTACATTTATGACAATGTAGTCAATGCTGATGGCTATATTGATAACACCCAAGTGTTAGTGACATTCCCGGATTCCAATAGTGATGGTGTGCCCGACAATCCTGATTTATTTACTAACATCGTGGCGCCCACAGTCAATCCCACAATGAAATATGTGTTCTTCCAACAAGTGATAGATAAAAATACTGATCTTGGTGATTTTTTAACTACTGCGCCAGTGGATAACACAACAATAGTAAGCACACTGGCAACCGAGGCAGCAATCAATGCAGTATTGACATTGTATACTAACGGACAAGTATTTTATGCCACTGCAGAAAATAATTTTTATCAATTGGCAATCACCACAGTTGACGGAAACACTACTAGAACATTAACGCAAGTGACAAACTATGTTGCTGAAGTTGGTAGACAAAACTTGTACTTCCAATATCGACATGCCAGCCCCAATGATCGACGCATTGATCCCAGTCCCAATAACATAATGGATCTGTATATTCTAACACAACAATATGCTACAGATTATTTGGCTTGGATACAAGACACAACTGGCACAGTTCAGGAACCAACCCCGCCTACTAATGACGAGTTGCAAACTGAATATGGCTCGGGCGCCAATGGCTTACAGAATTTCAAAGCACTGAGTGATACTATTGTTTATAATGCAGGAAAATACAAACCTTTATTTGGCAAAAAGGCCGATGCAAATTTACAAGCAACATTCAAGATTGTGAAAAATCCCAACGTCTCGGTCAGTGATAATGATGTTGTCAGCCAAACAGTGTCTGCAATCAATGCATTCTTTAATACAAATAATTGGGATTTTGGCGATACCTTTTATTTCAGTGAGTTGAGCACGTATCTACACAATCAATTGGCGCCAAATGTTGCAAGTATTATTATAGTGCCTTCAAGTACCGATCTTGCATTTGGCAGTTTATTACAAATAAACTCTAATTTTAATGAAATTATGACCAGTGCTGCAACTGCGGATAATGTACAAATTATTTCCGCTATAACAGCAGCGCAAATTAATCAAACCCTTGCAGGACTAGGAATTGTAATTTAATATGGCACAAATAGTAACCAGTAATTTTTTACCCGAAGCATTCAGAACTCCGGCCAATCAAAAGTTTTTAAACGCAACTTTGGACCAATTGGTAACGCAACCGGATTTGAGAAACATCAATGGATATGTAGGTCGTAAATTTGCGCCCACATTCAAAAGTACTGACAATTATGTGCCCGAGCCCACTGCCCAAAGACAAAATTATCAACTTGAGCCCAGCATAGTAGTTAAAAATCCCAAAACTAACAATGTAGATTTCTTCAGCAGTTATATTGACTTGGTGAATCAAGTGGGTTACAGTGGCGGATTCAACAACAACCATGACCGACTATTCAAAAGCGAGTACTACAGTTATGATGGTTTGTTTGACTTTGACAAGTTTGTAAACTTCACACAATATTATTGGTTAGAAAACGGTCCAGGAGCAGTGCTGGTATATGGATCAGAAATTCCAGCCCAACAAACATTTATAGTTACACGTAATCCTGCGACAGGCACTTACAACTTCAGCACCACTGACGGAGTAGAAAACCCTGTACTGAGATTGGGCTACGGTGGTACATATCAATTTGTAGTCAATCAACCTGGGTTTCCGTTCTGGATTCAAACCGATCCTGGAGTCAGTGGCGTACAACCCAATCAAACCAACATCAGCAGTAGAAACGTACTGGGTGTAACCAACAACGGTACCGATGTGGGCACTGTTACTTTTACGGTGCCTCAGTCCAATGCACAAGACTTTTACACACAGTTGAAGTTGGCCGGCACTGCAGATCTAAGCACAACACTACACTACAATCAAATTCAAGGTAAAACACTGAGTAGTATTGTAGCACTACAGGAGTCTGGAATAGATGGTGTCAGCAGCAGTTATCAACTGAATTTAAAAAGTTTAATTTTTGTCAATGGCGATCTTGACGCCAGTTTCTGGACCGTGAACGGTGTTACAGTGCCGGTAGACAATAGACTAAATGCTTGGGAAATCGTATTAAGTAATGATGCAGATCCTGTTGTTACACTGAACCCACTGGCACAGGCATTCACAGTTTCGGCCTTGCAAAAAGTGTTTGTCAAAGGCGGTGCCACTCGTGCAGAATTTGCTTATTATTTAAATCCTGATTATTTACAATACAATGTTTATAACCCAGTACCCGCGATTACAGCACCATTGACAAATCTATACTATCAAGATGGTGTGGGCGCTGGATATGTGGGACAAATAGATTTATTGGTGTTGAGCGATACAATAATAAACATAGACAAAGACATAGTTGGAGCAAAAACATACAAGAGCCCCAATGGTGTGGTGTTTTCTAATGGATTAACCGTCACTTTTGACAGTAGTGCCAACCCCAGTAGTTATGCTGGTAACACCTACTATGTAGAAGGTGTAGGTACTGCAATAAAACTGCTAGATGTAACTTCTTTTGAAACTCCCGAGGCTTACGCCACCAGTGGCCTGGTAAATTTAGATTATCTCACAATAAATCGCGCCGGCGCAGATTTGAATCCTTGGACACGTAGCAACAGATGGTTCCACATTGATATTATCAACGCAACTTCCGCATACAATAATACTACCCCGGTATTGGATCAAAATCTAAGAGCCACAAGGCCTATTATTGAATTTGAACCCAATGTACAGTTATACAATTTTGGTCGAGTGGCAAAAGCTCCAGTGGACATATTGAATTTTTCAATTACAGATGCTCGTAATACTGTGGAACTGCAACCCGAAGGCTACGCCATTGATGGAATTACACTGACACAGGGCATGCGAGTTATTTTTGCAAATGATTTTGATCCCACTATATCCAATCAAATTTTTGTAGTAAACATTGTGTATGTTGCGGCATTTTATCCGGGACCAACTTCGGTTATTAATCTAGTACCAGCAGAAGATTACTTGGTGAGTCCAAATAACACAGTTGTGGTATTGTCGGGAGCCAAGTATCCTTATCCGGCTAATACCGCCACATACTATCAATTCTGGTTTGATGGCAGTAAATGGTATCCTGCGCAGGCCAAAAACTCAGTAAATCAAGTACCACTATTTGATGTTATTGATAGTAATGGTTACAGTCTAGGCGATACCAATGTTTACTTTGGATCAACATTTGCGGGAACAAAGATATTTTCTTACACAGTTGGTACAGGTGCAGTTGACAGTGTGTTGGGATTTCCTTTAAGTTACAGAAACTTCAATCAAATTGGCGACATACAGTTCACAAATAATTTTGACAATGACAAGTTTGGGTATACCACTACTGGAGAAGTTGCAGTTACAGACAAAAACATCAACACCGCCGGTACACTACAACAAAATGTCAACTTGACCAGTTATAATTTAAGAAATAGCTGGACCACTAACAACGAGAAATCTAAACAGTTCCAAATCATCAGTGGGATATATGATGGAAATAATCCTTATTTTCAAATCGATATCACTGCCAGTCCGGGAACCACAGTGCCCTATTTTAGAGTATACCGTAACAGTCAATTGACAACAGGATACAGTGTACAAAAAATTGGAATCAATACTTATGTTTATGTCACCGACACCAGTTTAACCACTGGCGATCAAATTGACATATTGATTTATAACAAATCTCAAGTGAGCCAATTGGGCTATTATGGGGTTCCCGAGAATTTGGATTACAACAGCGCAAATGCAAATTTCAACAATCTTACTTTAGGCCAATTAAGAAATCATTTGTCTGCAATGGCAACAAATAGTAATCAAGTTGTAGGTACAGTTCCTGGAGCTAGTAACCTGCGCGACGTTCCGGTCAAGACACAAGGCGGAAGCATATTACAACATGCAAGTCCAGTGTTGTATAGTGAGATATTCTTAGAAGATGTAAACGCCAACTTCTTGAAAGGATTGAATCTAGCACGATACGAATACACCAAATTAAAAAACAAAATCATTGAATTAAGTACAAGAACTGCGGGCTTGGACTTTACCAACATACCAAAATTATTAGACACACTGTTGCAAAATATCAATGCAGTTAAAAATAAAAACTTTGCTTGGTATTATAGTGACATGGTGCCTTACGGTAACAATTATTTAAATACCCTAAGTTACACTGTGTTAAACACACAAAATACCGACTATGAAATCAGTAATATTTTCGGCGATACCACACTGAGCAATAACGCAGTGTTGATCTATGTCAATGGTGTACAATTGGTCAAGGGTGTGGATTACACGTTTGATACCACACGTTCTGGTGTGACTATTACATATCCGTTGAATATTGGAGATGCTATTACCATTAACGAATACAACAATACTGATGGTAATTATATTCCTGAAACACCTACAAAGTTAGGACTTTATCCAAAATTTACTCCAAGAATTTATCTAGATGATACTTATCAAACTCCTATTAATGTGATACAGGGACACGATGGCAGTATTACTCCAGCCTGGGGCGATTATCGCGATCAACTGTTGTTGGAATTTGAAAAACGCATTTACAACAACATCAAAGTTGATTATCAAAAAAATGTTTTTGATATTTATAATTTCTTGCCTGGAAAATTCAGAACCACTGACTACAACAAAACAGAGTTTACACAACTGCTAACAGACAGTTTCTTGCAATGGGTGGGCGGCAATCGAGTTGATTATATCACCAACAAATATTTTGTTGCCAGCGAGCCGTTTACTTGGAATTACAATCAGTTTGTGGACAGCATCAATGGAGAATCGTTATTTGGGTATTGGCGTGCTATTTACAAATATTTCTACGATACAGATCGTCCGGACACATGTCCTTGGGAAATGCTGGGCTTTAGCGAAATGCCTGCTTGGTGGGAAACACGTTATGGTGCTGCGCCTTACACTGGGGGTAACTATGTGCTATGGCAAGATTTACAAACCGGCTACATATGGAACGGCGGCGATAGCGCAGCCTACACCGACTCGAGATTTATAAGATATTTTGTCAACCCCACTACAGGTGTGGTAAATGGCCTGTTGCCCGACCCAGCAAATGGTTGGCCGGGTCTGATACCAGTAGATGATACTGGAGCCTTACGTCCGCCAAGTGAATTTGCAGTAAAGAGTTTCAACAGTAATCGAGCCAACGGCAACTTTGCTATTGGTGATCAAGGCCCAGTGGAAACTGCTTGGAGACGAAGCAGTGATTTTGCGTTTGCCATGCAGCAGGCAATTGCTCTTAGTGCACCGGCATTTTACTTTGGCACACTATTTGATATTGGCAGATATTACAAAAACCCCAATTTGAATCAATATGTATTAAGTGATTCACTACAGCGTGTGACTCCTAAAAGCATATACATCAATGGCACTGCCAATGGCACTGCGGTATATCGAGCAGCTGGTTACACCAATTGGGTGGCGGAGTATTTGCGTAATCAGGGCATTGATCCTGGAACATATTTGTATAATTATCTGGATAATGTCAATGTGCAGTTGGCCTATAAAATGGCTGCTTACACTGACAAAACATTTATTGAAGTCATTGCCGAGCAAAGTTCGCCAAAGACCACAAATCCCGGAGTGATAATTCCCAACGAGAGTTATTCAATTGACTTGTACAAGTCAACGCCAGTCAGCAACATCACATACAGTGCAGTCACCATTGAAGTAACTGCAAACGGATACTCAGTAAGCGGGTTTGATTTCGATCAGCCCTACTTTACCATTATACCCAGTTTGGCCAATAACAATGCGTATCCTGTTACTGTATTAAACAAAACCGCGGTGATATATCAAAATTATCAGCAGTATAAAGTAACAGTGCCTTACGGCTTTGAGTTCTCAAATCTACAACAAGTGGTTGACTTCTTAGTGAGCTATCAACGTTATCTACAAGGCATTGGCATACAGTTCACCGATACTGATCCTGATCTTGGAACTCAACGTGACTTCTTGTTGAGCGTACAAGAGTTTTTGACCTGGAGTCAACAGGGCTGGAGCGAAGGCGCGGTACTGGTACTAAGTCCTATTCTAAACAAACTCACAGTGATTACGTCAACAGGAGTAGTAGATCAAATACAAAATACTCCAAATCAAAGTCGTATACTGGATACTGGATATAACTTCATCAAGTACAACCAGCTGACCGTGACTAGAAACAACACAGTGAATGGCAATACTTTCTCGGTTACTGCCAATGGCGGACAAACCATCAGCTTGGTTAACCTGGATCTAGTGGACTACGAGCATGTGATGATATTTGACAACATTGATGTGTTTAACGACATCATCTATGTTCCTGAACTGGGCAATAGACAGTACCGACTCAAGCTGGTGGGCAAGAAAACAGGATCTTGGACCGGAGCGATGAATCCCCCGGGATTCATCTACAACAGTCCCACAGTGTCTAGCTGGAAACCGGGCACAGATTATCCACTTGGTAGTTTGGTGACTTATAAAAATAATTATTACACTAGCACACAAGATCTAGTAGCAACCAACACATTCTTTGCCAACAGTTGGACACAGATCAGTAGTACACAAATACAAACTGGCCTGTTGCCCAACTTTAGTTACAACGCTGAAAAGTTCAAGAGATTCAATGACATTGACGATCCTGAAACTTTGGGCGACTTCCACTTGTACAGTGACAGTGCCATTGGATTCCAGCCACGTGATTACATGACCAACTTTGGTATTGACGAAACTACTCAAGCCAAGTTTTATCAAGGATTCATCAAACAAAAAGGCTCGCTAAATGCCATTACTGCATTTACCGCTGCCGGCTTTAACGGTATCACCAGTAACATTGCCATTTATGAAGAATGGGGCATGCGTGTTGGCGAATATGGAGCATTAAACAACAACCGTTATGCTGAATTGGTACTGACCGAGGGAGTGTTCAATGGTGATCCTGTAACATTTACCCTGTTGCCAAACGGAGCCAGTTCAATTAGCAACAACATCATTGGCGTAACACCAAATAATTTATATTTGACGTCAGTGGGATTTCAGCCCAACATTTATCTAAATCGCAATGCCAGCAGCATCTACGAAAATGATATTGCCACTGCTGGCTATGTAAACATAAATGATGTAGACACAACAATATTCAATATTGGAAACTACGCACAACTTTCAGCCAACATCGGCACAGTGGGCGTGGGTTACACCATATGGTGTGCCAAAGACACCAATCAAAACTGGAATGTGTATCGAGTAACAGAGACTGCTATAAATGTTGTCAAAATGACTTATGGCGTAGACAATGTGGGCACAGTGACATTTAATCGACCACACACGTTTGTGTACGGCGATATCATTGTTGTAAAAGGATTTGATGTCAGAGTTGATGCATTTTATCAAGTGTACAATATTGTTGACGCTTACAACATCAGCGTGGTGTTTTACGGACAAAATGCCGATCAAATCAAAGCTGCAATGACAATCACCGGGCACGGCCCAGTGTTTCGTTTACAAAGTACACGAATCAAACAAAACACAAACATAAACTCAATTGAGCCACTGCAAGGATGGCTTGATAACGACAAGCTCTGGATTGACAGTGATTATTTGACCAATGGATGGGTAGTTTACAACAAGTCTACTCCCTGGCATGGCAATGTAAACTTATTCAACGCCAACATGAAGTTAGCGGGAAATTACACCAGTGGAGCAGGATTTGGCACAGTAACTGCAATTGACGCCCAGGGAAGATATGCTCTTGCCGGAACACCCACACTGGGCTTGGGCAATGTTATAGCATTTGTTTCCAACGTCACAAATGGCAATACATTTACACAAGTGGCAAATCTTGGAGCACATGCCGGCAACAGTGTCAGCAACTTTGGTGCAAGCCTAGACACTGCCGGCAACTTAATTTATATTGGTGATCCCGGCAACGGCATCAGCGATTACGGACGTGTACACATTCATCAATTTAATGGCAATGCCAGTTTCCCGTGGACGCAAACACTAACCAGTCCTTGGAGCAGTAATGCAGGTGATGCTTACGGAACCAGTGTAAGTGCCAGCAATGACGGTGGTTGGCTATATGTCAGTGCTCCTAATGCAGGCAATGTATATGTGTATCATGCCAATACTTCAAACTATTACAGTTATACCAATACCATCACAATTGGTAGTAGCGCATACGCACAATTTGGACATCAAGTCAAAGCCACCAGCAATGGACGCCAAGTTGCTATCTCTGCTCCTTATCAAAGTGTCAACAACATTACAGCTGCTGGCGCAGTATACGTGTACGATCGCAGTGTAGAAACATTTATTGCCAATGGCGGACCCGCATACTTTACAACATATCCTGTTGTGGCCAGCACTGTCAAGGTTACACTAAATGGTAATGTAATAACCACAGGATTCACAACAAACAGTAGTGCAGTTACCTTTACCACTGCACCTGTGATTGGCAGTGTGATCAACGTAGATACCAACAACATACAGTTGTTAGAACAATTGACAGCACCCGCGACAATCAGCGGAGCTGCATTTGGATTGGCATCTTGGATAGCCGGCAACGATGCTGATGTATATGTTGCAAGTCCTGGATACAGTGTACCCGGATACTATAGTGGTATAGTGTACCGATTTGTAAACCAAGGAGCCAGTTACGGCACCATTAGTAGTACAAACTTCAGTCCAGTAATTAACACAGGTGACACACTACGCATCAATGGCATTATTGTAACCATTAGCGGAAACACAGTGGCCAATGTGGCAGCAAATATCAACAGTGCACACATTCCTGGAGTCACTGCAACTGCATACCCATATGGTCAATTGACCATAAACAGCAATGTAGCAACTCCGTATCAAAAGCTAACATTGGGCCCAAGCTCGCTATTGTCAAATCTTGGATTATCAGTATTTGCTAATGTACAGTCATTCCAACACCCTGGAACTGACGATGTAAACTTGTTTGGTAGCCAAATTGTCAGCAGTCCAGATGGCGCTTCGTTAATGATTGCAGCCAGCGAGGGAACAACATACAACACAACAACATTTGATAAAAACAAAACAGTATTTGATTACAATTCCACCTTGTTTAACGATGCCATCAACGGATCAGGCATGGTTTATGTTTATGGTTTGGTAAATGGTGCACTGGCTAATGGAACACCGGACCAGTACACATTGATACAACGATTACAAAACAACAGTCTACACACCAATGATGAATTTGGTTACAGCATTGCAATGAATGCAAATACTTTATTGGTTGGTGCACCAGGCGACAGTAATAGTATAACTACCGATCCCAACAGTGGGGTGCCAGTCACTATTGCCAACGGTGGCACTTATTATGTGTACAACAACTTTACAGGCAATGTTGGATGGGACCTTATCGAGCAACAACAACCACAAGTGGATATAGAAAGCATCAGCAGATTCTATTTGTACAACAACACCAACAGTACACTTATTACTAATTTGGACTACATTGATCCTGCCAAAGGCAAAGTACTTGGCGCAGCAGCAGAAGATTTAGATTACATCACTGCTTATGATCCTGCGGTGTATAATGTAGTAGGCGGTGTTGACAGTGTGCCCAATTTGGCCAACAGTACAGACTTTCATTGGGGCCCGGCGCAAGTTACAAAAACTTGGTGGAATATTGATCAAGTTCGTTACTTGAATTACGAACAAGGCAATTTAACTTATAGAGCCAATAATTGGGGCGCGACATTCCCAGGCAGCCAAATACAAGTTTGCGAGTGGGTCGCTAGTGATATGCCACCTAGTGCTTATAATGGCCTAGGTACTCCTTTGTATCCTGACAATAGCGCATATGTAGTAGAAAGCACAATTAATTCAGTTACCAAAATGGTAACCAGTACTTACTATTTCTGGGTATATAACAAAAACAGTTTAGAACTAGCTAGTACTCACAAAAACACAGTAAGCACCATACAAGACATCATTGCCAATCCACAAGCGCAGGGCATCCCCTATGCTGCGGTGCTAAGAAGTGACACTGTAAGTTTACATGGCATAAGCAATATGTTGGGTGGAAACACCACATCGGGCAATACCACAGTGTTGCACATGGATTATGACACTTTAAAGAACACAAATATTATTCACAGCGAATACCAATTGGTGCAGGAAGGCAACAGCGGCAGCCCAATACCTACACGTATCATTAACAAAATGATCGATAGTCTAAGCGGTGTTGACATGAATGGATTTGCAGTACCTAGTGCAAACTTGACCCCGCAAAGCAGTATTGGATTGGGAGTCAACCCCAATCAAACCTTGTTTGTAAACAGATTGACAGCACTAGAGAATTTTGTCGAGTATGTAAATGGTATCCTGATACAACATCCCATAGTTGAAGAATTCAACATCAGTGCACTGTATGATGTTGCTCCGCTACCTGATGCTAAAATATATGACCTAGCAGTGGACACACACGCTGAACTCAGCTATATTGACACCACCTCAATACCTGTGGGATACACAGTGCTAGTGCTCAAAGACGAAACTGAACGCGGATTGTGGTACACCTATGCTTGGACTGGAGCATTATGGTCAGCAATAGCATATCAAAGCTACTACACTCCGTTCTATTGGAGTTTTGTCAATTGGTACGATAACAGTTACAATCCCACTGTGTTGCCAACATTTGTTGTAAACACTGTTGCTGACTTGGCCACAATCAGTCCTGTTGCAGGAAACACCATCAAGGTGTTGAACAACGGCAACAACCAATTTGTAATTTATCGCTACAATGCAGATGGCACCAGTAGCTTGGTGGGCATACAAAACGGCACTATACAATTTGATAGCTCGTTGTACACCACCACAGTTGCTGCCAATGAAATACGTATTATTTTCAAAGCAATACAAAACAATATCTTTATTGACGAACTAGAAGTAAACTTCAATGATTTATTCTTCTACATGATCAATTACATATTGACCGAACAACCCGCAGTTGACTGGGTATTCAAAACCAGTTTCATCAGTGTACTACACCAGTTGAGAAAACTAAATCAGCCGGCAAATTACATCCCGGACAATCAAACCTATTACGAACAATACATCAACGAGGTCAAGCCCTATAGAACCAGTATTAGACAATACTTGATTGATTATCAAGGCAATGACGAGTATTACGGAGATACCACAGATTTTGATATTCCTCCCACATTCATTGCTGGAGCCTATACAAGTCCCACGGGTACTGCAACTGACCTAAGTCCGTACCTGAGCACACTACCACAGTACAGTCAATGGTACAACAATTACACATACGGTATCTCTGAAGTATTGGTAGCACATCCTGGAAACGGATCAAATGTGTTTGTGGAATCACTTACTACAACTGCAAATGTTGTGGTAAATTACGGCGACTCCATAACACAACCTTACTCGAGTGCCAGTGGCAATGTGCAAATCAACACCATAGACAACATAATTGATTTGGTAAATGTATCCGGCACATTTATTACAACACACGCCAACTTGTATTTGGATACCGCAGTAACAGTGGCAGCTGGAAACACAATCACACAATTGAGCACAGGCGCTACGGGAACTGCATACATCACCAGCACTGGCAATGTTGTCACATTGATCAATTTGAGTGCAATACAGTTTGCCAATGTTGCTACAGGCAATGCATTTGTTTACAACAACGGGGCAAATTTATCAGCCAATGTAACTGCAATTACCATTACTGGTGCATATCTTTACGCCAATGGTGCTAATTTGGGAGTATATCCAACTGCGACTACAGGCGCAAATCAAATTGGTGGATACACACTAATACCAACAGTGACTGTGGTGGGTGGCGGTGGTACAGGAGCAAATGTGGCAGCAGTAGTGGATTACACCACTGGCTACATAAGTCGATTTGAAGTTATAGCACCTGGCACCGGATACACCAGCACACCTACAATATTGATAAACGGTACTGGCACAGGAGCAGCAGGGTACCCGGTATTGAGAAATTGTTATTTGATTGAGAGCTTGCCGACAACAATACTCACAACTACAACCAATAATGACGTCTATACTGGCAATATCATAACGCAAGCCAATACTGGCGCATATGGTACAGTGTACAATAATAGCCATGGCAATACTATTACACTGATTGATGTTGCAGGAACATTCACTACCAATCATGCAATCTATCGAGATTATGCAAACTTGAATAGCAATGTGAGTTCTGTAACCTCGTACACACAATTTGTAGATCAGAGCTATAACTTTGTGAGAAATATTGACACAACATTGAAGTTTGATCGTACCGTGTATACCAGTAATGTTATTGTTTGGCAACCAAATATCACTGTTGCAGCAAACTCATATGTGAGCTACAACGGACAGGCGTATAAGGCGCTACAAACTGTTTACAGTAGTGCAATTTTAAGTCTAAGTGGAAATGTGTCAGCCAACATAGGCAATTACGTTACCCAAGCTAACACAACAGCCAACGCCACAGTGATTGCTGTATCCAGCAATCTAAGTGCTATTACTGTTGCCAATTTGTCTAGTAATTATACAAGACGTTGGGGCAATATTGCAATTCAAAGCATAGATGCCAATGTGGTGCCTGTTGCAATCAACAACGTATTTGATTATTCTAAATATCAATTGTTATCAGCAAATACATTTACCAATGCTGCTGATAGAATTACTGCATACTATCAGCCTACTGCCAGCATGCCCGGGCGAGATTTGAGTCAATTGATGACAGGAATCGGTTATCCCGGAGTTGAGGTTACAGGAGTTAAATTTAATGCCAATACCTCAATCTTGACCAATAGCAATGTGTTATATGCTTTTGCAAATACATTGTCGGTGTACAGTAGCAATGTCAGTGTTGTGGACTTTACCACTTTGGGCTACACTGTCGGGCAACCATTAACTATCAAGGATAACTCTTATAACAGGGAATATGTTACAAAGATCGTGATTATTTCTAGCGATCAATTGGTAGCCACTGGCATCAGTCATGATATTACCTTGGGATCTAATATTACTTTAAGTTATTATGATTTTACCAATCCCACATACTTAGACAGCAGTATAACAAACAGTTATAAAAATACCACTTTTGGTAGCAATATAGGCGATACAACCTTAGATGGCGGAGCTTATTATGACACTTATAGTAGTCATGCGCCTGAAGAATTGGTACCTGGAGCAACATTTGACAACTTGAACATGATGGTGACCACCAAGCTACAAAGTGGCACATCCATAGTGAGTTATCTGATAGAATACAACATGCAGGCCAATGCCAGCAGTCAAAACACCAAAGTTTGGCCCAAATATTACGGCGTCAACTACAACCATATCACCACACTGACTGCCAATTTGAACATCACAGATAGCAATATATATGTGGCAAACGCCCAGGCATTAACACCCCCAAACTTAAATAATTTGACCCCAGGTGTGGTTTATATCAATGGTGAAAAGATCACATTCTGGACTGTGGACTATAACAACAATGTGTTGGGGCAAATACGTCGTGCAGTGGATGGTACCGGGGCACCTGCAGTGAGTGTGGCAGGGAATCAAGTGTTAGAAGTAAACACCCCCGAGTTGATTCCAGGCGGTAATTTGGTACACACAAACACTTGGTTAAACGCTCCGCCTGGTATATCTAAGTTTATTGTTGATGAATACAACACACAAATTGTAGCCAACGTGGGTGGAGTACTAGAATCACTGGCCACAATTGGAAACATCAGTGGCGCAGTTACAGATGGGTCAGGCTTAGAGGGTGCAATCTTTAGTAGTAATCCTACAGTAGAAGCAGCGTTCCTTAGAACCCTAATTAAACCTTTGATCTAACCCTAAAAAACAAATAAATACAAAAAGGACAAGAAATTTAAATGACAACTACCACAATATCAGGACTCAATGAAGCCCCTAGTATACAACCTACCGGGAACTTGATCATTGATCAAAATTCGGGAACATACCGTGCAACAATTACTGATTTGGTAAATTATCTCAGCAGTACTTCATTCAGCGCCATTTCTGCCACTAGCGGTAGTTTTAATAGCTTGGCAGTTGGTGCAGGAATCACCGCTGCTACTTTAAGCACCAGTGGCGATGTAATAATAGGTGGAAATTTAACAGTCCTAAACATGGAACTAGTTGACGGGCAATTGATGGCCAGTTTATTTGGCAATGTGACTGGTAATGTGACTGGTAATTTATTTGGTAATGTGACTGGTAATCTAAGCTCAGTACCTGGCATAATTGGAAATATTAATGCAATAATCACAATTGGTAATCAACCATATATTACAAATCTTGGCAATATAACTTTAAACAATTTGAAAGCAAACAGTAACGTATCGATTGGGTCCAATTTGATAGTGAGTGGGATCACCACAGTTTCTAGTCCAATTGTGCCAGTAAGCAATGCAGCTGCAATCAATATTGGTAGCACAACCAATTGGTTCAACAACATATACGGAACTGCGGTACACGCATTGTATGCAGACTTGGCCGAGCGATACACTAGCGATAGCGATTATGCTCCGGGCACAGTGGTAATTTTTGGCACCAACTCTGAGGTCACAGCCAGTTACCAACCCAACGACACACGGGTTGCTGGAGTAATTTCCACAAATCCTGCATATACCATGAATGCTGGAATATCGGGACAAAATGTTGTCAACGTAGCCCTGCAAGGACGTGTCCCCTGTCAAGTAACTGGCAAAGTGACTCGTGGAGACCTAATGGTGTCAAGTGCAATTCCAGGAGTGGCAATGACTAACAATACGCCGGCAGTAGGCACTGTAATTGGAAAAGCCCTAGCAAATTACACTGGATCGGGTGTGGGTGTGATTGAAGTTGTGGTGGGTAAAGTATAACCCAATAAATATACAGAGCAAAACAATATGAACAAAATGACAAAAAATAAACCAGACGATGTAGGCGGAATTTATGTAGAGGGACACATACACATATATGACCCTGTTGAAAAAATCACCTACATCAACAAACGCAACGCAATCCACTATGAAAATATCAGTATTGCATTGGCCTACAACTTGGCAAACAAACAACAAAATTTCATCTACGAAATGCGTTTTGGCAACGGTGGTACCAGCGTTGATCCCACTGGTGTTATTACATACCTACCACCAAACACTACAGGACAAAACAGCAATCTTTACAACGCAACATATAGCAAGATAGTAGACAACACCAGTGCTGCTAATCCCAATCCTGCACAAAACTATATTCAAGTTCGACATGTGCCTGGCACGGTGTACACAGATATTTTGGTAAGTTGTTTATTAGACTACGGCGAGCCAGCAGGACAGAGTGCATTTGATAATAGTCAAACACTGACTGACACTTATACTTTTGATGAATTAGGTTTGGTGGGCAGAAGCACCGATGGCTCAGTAGACACCATTGTAAATGGAGTTTTTCAATCCGACACTGGACCGTTACTGACACACGTAGTGTTTCATCCAGTGCAAAAAAGTTTAAACAGACTTATTCAAGTTGACTACACAGTTCGCATACAAACACTGACAAATCTCAGTAGCATAGGATAATCACAATGGCATACCTATTAAACAAAACTGATGGCACATTGTTGATAAATCTAGTGGACGGTACTGCTGACGGTCCTGATATCAATCCTGGACAAAACGCAAGCGATCTTGATTTATTTGGTAAAAATTATCCTTTATACGGACAGTTCTTAGATGAAAATTTTGTTCGATTGCTACAAAATTTTGCCAACAACACTGCCCCTACCAAGCCCTTGACTGGCGAACTTTGGTACGATACAGGAACAGGATTTTTAAAAGTATACACTGGCACCGCTTGGAAACTGGTAAGTCCGGTAATAGTAGCAAATACCGCTCCCACATCCAATACTTTTGGCAGTGTGGTAGGCACACAATGGTGGGATGCGGTCAACTATCAACTCAACACCTGGAATGGTGCCAGCTGGACCTTGATTGGGCCAGCCTACAAACAACCTGACGGACTGAGTGGAGCCATAGTGGAAGATATACTGGACACAGTGGGGCAAACTCACACTGTGATCAAGTTCTATCACAACAACAGTGTGGTGGCAATCAGCAGCTACGATGCTGCATTCACCATTAGTCCGGCCAATCCTGTAACAGGATTCAGCACAATTGCTCCAGGATTCACAGTGGCCACTGGTATTGCCAACGAAGTAGAATTTATTGGAAGTGCTACCAATAGCAAAATGTTAGGCAACGTGGTGGCTGCAAACTATGCTAGAACTGATATTGTTCCCACCTTCTCCAGTAACATTTTAATTGCCAATGGCAACATTGCCATTGACAGCGCACCAAGTGGTACTGCTAGATATTATAACAATGTGTTAAATGCCAACGTAAGCATTTGGGTTAACACTGGTGGAACCCCCACGGCAGCCTTGCGTGTTGTTGGCACAGATGCATCCACTGTGGTATACGGTAATTTGGCTATACAAAACAACAAAAGTCTTACTGCATACGGAGTTACCAGTACTGGTGCAACTGGTACCGGACAACTTGTGTTTAGTGCAAGCCCCACTTTTACTGGAACATTATCGTCTGGAACATTATCGGCTAGCAATATCTTAAATTCATCACTGACCAGCGGCCGTGTTGTTTACAGTTCTGCTGGTGGCACAGAAACTGATAGCTCGTTGTTGACATTTGATGGGTCAACACTAGGTGCTGGTAATTTAATTGTTGCAAATAACGCAAGTATAGGCGGCAACTTGGCAGTAACCGGTCATGTTACTCTAGAAGGTAGAACAAGCACCGGTGCAACCGGCACGGGCCAGTTGGTGTTCAATGCCAGCCCCACAGTTACTGGAACATTGACTGCAGATGCAATATCTTTTAACGGTAATTTGACTGCATCTCAAAATATAAATCTCAACAGTGGTAAAGTCTCAATAAATGCCACAACCGGTGATATTGCAACTGTGGGAAATTTGCAAGTTGGCAATAACATTACCATATACGGTGCAACTCCTGGCGGAGTGACCGGTGTTGGCAATATTGTGCTTAATTTTAGTCCAACCTTGACCGGGACGCCTACGGCTCCCACTGCAAGTACAGCCACAAGCACTACACAAATTGCATCAACAGAATTTGTAAAAAACGCTATCCCTGCAGCTACAGATGCACTGTGGCTGGGCAGTAGCAAAACGGTAAGCACCAATCTCCCGGACAATTCTCTAGGAAACAACGGAGACTTCTGGTTTCAGATTTAATTAAATGTCATATTTAAAGTACGGAATAACTTACGTAAAAGATAATGGTAGTTATAAACCGCTAAAAGGACTATGGACCAAACAAAATGGCACTTGGATTCCGGTTAAAACTGCATGGTATAAACGAAGTGATGGGGTATGGGAAAGAATTTATCCAACTCCAAGAGGTATCAATACTCCAACGGTATCCACACTGACCTTTAATCCCTATCAGCATTATCAAGACGTCCCGGCACAAACGTTTACTATATCCAATACCGGTGATTATGATTTAGTTATCAATAGCGCAACCGTAAACGATAGTGTGGGTAACTATATCACTTCTAATTTCCCTATACCTTTGCCGACAACAATACCTCAAGCTGGCCGCTTAGACTTTCCAATAAATGTATACGGTAATACAGTGGGCACATTTACAGGCAACATCGCTTTTACAAACTACACGGGTTATTTGGGATATGCCAATACCAGTATTCCGGTAACCGTAAATGTTCGTCCCGATTACAATGGTATAACAGTAACCCCCAATCTCATTAATTTGACCTACTATGTGTCCGACACAGCTACTACTACCACTATCTCAATCAACAACAGTGGAAACGGTGGTGACTTACTGGTGTCGTCAATTGCAAGCCAAAATAGCTATGTAACCGCAAGTGGTATAAGTACACCTGCGGTGATAGGCGGTGTGTTTAGTAACAGTGGTAATTTTGCCACAAAGTTCACAGGCAACACACAAACATTTACCTTGACTGCAACTACCAGTTTGGGAGTGGGCAAATATCAAGACAATTTGACGTTTACCAGCAATGCTACTAATGCCCCAACGTTGACAATTCCAGTGAATCTTACGGTACTAAAAACTTACGGAATTGAAGCATTTACTAATCCAGGAACATACTCATTTACGGTGCCGGCACACGTGCATTCAATCAATTTATTTGCTATAGGTGCGGGCGGCGGCGGCGGAGCTGCATTACCTAATGGTGTCAACGGTACTAATCAAGGTGGCAGCGGTGGTGGTGGTGGCAGTGGTGCTTATTTGACTCAAAGTTACACTGTAACTCCAGGAGATGTATTGAGTGTAACTGTTGGCGATGGTGGTGTAGGTGGAGTCAATCAAAACGCACAGTATTTTCCAGTTTCGTTATCTTACTCCTGGGGAACTTTTATGAATACCTATGCAGTATGGACAAACGCTGACGGCATTACACCAATCAGTCGACCAGTAACAAGTAATAGACTGTTTAATGCACCTTATTCGGGAAATTACACATTCTCGTATGCTGCTGATAACACATTAGCAATTTTGGTTGATGGTACACAAGTGGCTACCACATCAGACTTTACATCATCGTCAAGTACAGTGGTGTATATGGCGCAGGGCAATAGACGATTATCATTTGTGGCCGAGAACATTGGCGGTCCGGCCGGCTTTGCAGTCACCATTGTTAATACTAATAACACATTGCTTTGGAGCACCAGGACTGATTTGAGTAATTATACCGGCGGTGGAGGTGGGGCTACATCAGTTACTGGGAATCTAAACGGTACCATGCAGACTATTGTTGTTTATGGCGGAAACCCTGGTAACGGAGCATATGATGACTATGTACCTCCAACCCCAAGCGATAGCGGTGGTGATGGAATTGGTGGCGGTGGTGATGGCGGCATATAATAATGAATATTCAATCAATTGATGATTTTTTTTCTGATGAAATAATTAACGGCCTAGACCAAGAGATCAAACAACGTCGTTGGGAATACGGATGGCCCAGTAACCCCAATTTGGGCTACAGTCATTGGAATATAGATTTTGCCAATGTTATTGTTGAAAATGGATTAGATACATCAACACAACTACCAGACACTATTTCTCTCGCCTGGCAATACATCTCAACACAGTTTCCTAATTATAGATTAATTAGATGCTATGCTAATAGCCATACTTTTGGAGTTGAGGGATATCCGCATCGTGACAGCAACAAGCCAGGAGAACTAACTCTCTTGGTGTACATGAATCACAATTGGCGTCGTGAGTGGGGCGGGGAAACCATGGTATACAATGGTAACAAGATAATACACGCTGAAATTCCCAAAAGGAACACAGTTTTAATTTTTCCTGGCGATCAATATCATGTAAGCCGTGGGTTGACAAGAATCTGTCCCGAACTGAGAATAACTGTCATGTTCAAGATGTCGCCTCTAGCAACTATAGATCCCGAGCGTGACAGAATACAAACATTTTTACAAAGTTGCAACGCCGACAAACGGGCACATGCCACTTGTAGCTTGTGCGGGCACCTACTCAGAGTGTACGATTTATTAAAAGCAGCCAAGCAATCGCAAGTGATATGCAACGCTGGGGCTATGCACAGCATATTTGGCACCAATGTATATCAAGACATAACAGTTCCTGTTAGTGAACGGCATCGTGTTGTAGCGGTTGTGGGCGAAGAAGCCACACATCTAGCTGAACTGTTTTCCTGTTTGTCACGACCGGCCACACTAGAAAGAAGTATTGCAGTTGGGAATTTGCAATTGCTTTCTCAAAATGGAAGCACAATCACAGTCACTACAGAAGAATTACGGGCATTATCGGCAATTGAGTCTGCAAATTTGCAAGATCAAAAGGCATTATCGCGACTGCCAGATTTACATAAATTTTGGCAAGAGTTAAATAAAGTATAAAAGGATGCAATCATGGCAGGTGGAACAGGTGGAACAGGCGCAAGCCCAAATGGCGCAAATGGCAGTACCGGGCTTAATGAGCCTGTAGGAACCCGTCAGCCCAAAACTGGTGGTGCTGGGGGAGACAACAGACTTCAGCTAGTCGACGGCGGTGTTATATACGGATCTTTTGGTTTGGGTGGTGCCGGCGGCGGGTTGACAACTACTTCGCCTGGTGTGATTACGCCAGATTCTGGAACCCCAGGTGCAGTGATTTTTTACTGGGGCGGCGGCAATAGTCAGTCGGCATACACACAGTTCATACCATTACCGCCCCCGGTGGTACCTCCTCCCCCGCCAAATCCCCCGCCCTACAATGGCGATAGTGGTGGTGCTGGTGGTGATGGTGGAGGCACAGATTAACCCTAGACATTTATGGTATATGCAACATTGATCATGTATAAAATGCATAAATAAGTAAACTAACAGGTAAAGTGTCTAATGTCTTACAATTTAACTCTAACGAATGGAACACCGTTAATAACACTGAATTCTGGGATTGATACTTCCAAAACCAGTATTAACCTAATCGGACCATCTACACCCAGCTACGGACAAGCACTTAACGAAAATTTCATCAAGACACTAGAGAACTTTGCCAACGGTACTCCACCGCCAAATGCGCTAACTGGACAACTTTGGTTTGATAGTTCTACTGGTAATGTAGTATTAAAAAATTACAACGGCACAACATGGAAAGCTCTAGCCAGCTCATCGTCTAGCAGTGCTGCTCCGGCAAACCCACAAACTGGCGATTATTGGTGGAATTCGGCTACAGGAATACTGAGTGTATATAATAGTGGAACTTGGATACAGATTGGCCCCACTACACCGCCGGGCACCGCGGTCACTGCTTTTGTACCCAATACCACACTAGATTCTATTAGTAGCCCGCACGTGGTGGGCAATTTAATGGTAAACAACAAGCTGACTGGCATCATCAGTAGTGAGAATACAACATTCGTTCCAAAAATTGCCATTTCAGGAATTCCAGTTGTGTATCCAGGACTAAATTTGATAAACGGATTATCTGTTACTGGGGATGGTGTATTTGGTGGAAATTTATCCTTATCTGGAAATGGTGTATTTGGTGGAAATTTATCCTTATCTGGAAATGGTGTATTTGGTGGAAATTTATCCTTATCTGGAAATGTTGTACCAAGTGCAAATTTAACGTATAATCTTGGAAGTCCTACAACTTGGTGGAACAACATATACGGCACTGCTGTGCATGCTCAATACGCTGACTTGGCCGAACGCTTTGCGGCCGATGCTGAATACGAACCGGGAACAGTGGTAGAAATGGGCGGACCCAACGAAATTACAGCAGCGGTGGCAGATTTAAGCGAAGATGTGTTTGGAGTCATAAGTACTAAAGCAGCTTATCTAATGAATTCAGCGGCAGGAACCGATAGCACACATCCTCCAATTGCAGTACAAGGTCGAGTACCAGTTCGAGTTACTGGCATCATACGCAAAGGTGATCGTCTTGTCAGTGCCGGGAACGGTGTTGCACGTGCTGGTCAACGCAGTGAAATTACTGCTTGGAACGTAATTGGTCGAGCACTAGAAAATAAAACAACCACAGGCGAAGGCGTTATCGAAGCTGTGGTAAAACTAAATTCGTAAGGAATAAAAATGACATACAGTTCAGGCGGACTAATCCAAGCAAGTGATTACAACAACATTATTGGTTCTAACAGTACCACTAGTGGTACAATTAATTATGTATTGAGCACTGGTAACGGTCAATACGGTTACGGTCAAACTGCATTATCCACAGTCAGTCAAGCTGGCCTAGTTACAGCCGCACAATGGTCTTCGGCAGTTGGTAAACTAAACAGTTTGAGCGCACACCAAACCAGTAGCTTGGGCATTGGACTACCAACATCGGGCGGCTTGGTTCAGTACCTGAGTTCGGTGACTTCGGGTGTGACTCAGATCAATACCAACCACAACAGTTTTGCATCACAAGGCAGTACAACTACTGGATCAACTTTCAGTCCCAACTTTACAGTGGGTGCAACCACTGCAGCTCAAACCTGGACTTTTACACGTACTTGTACATTCAGCAGTGGTGATGCAGCACGTTATTTCTTTAATGCCGGCGGACAATTAAATTTTGTAACAATCAGCGCCACAAACGGAGATAGCACCAGTCGTTCAGGTGACTGGGTTACGCTGATCAGTACCAACTTGGGCAGCGTTAGTGCAATCCGTGGCAGCACAAACGGCGGCCGCAGCGGCTCGGGCGGCACATCAAACACCAACAACACCTCAATTGGCTATTGGAATGCCAGCACTGGTACAACTATACAAAAAAT